AGGATCGTCGGCAATGGTATCGGCAAAACCGTAGGTCTGGCCGAACGTTTCGCCCTGTCCGCCTATCTTGCGCAACTGCTCGCGGGTGTCGAAGGCCGTGGTTTCGCTCTTTTCCTGAGCCGTCCATCCCATCGACTGCCAGCGCTCGCCAAACTCGCGCTTCTCCTGTTCGTAGTTCTGCTTCAGCGCCTTGTAGTAGTCAGAGTCCATGTCGATGAGCGCGGTGTAGAATGCCTGCATCTGCTTTTTATACTGCTCGGGGTCGCGCATCCACTCGTCGAGGTCGGGGAATATCGAGGCAAAGGCTTCCTGCACGCCCTGATCGTCGGTCATCACCTCGGCAATAAGGTTGGCCAGCTGTTCGGCGCTGTCAGGATCAACACCAAACAGCTTGGTGGCATCCATCTTCACCACCTTGTCGGCCAGTGCCTGCACGTCCTTGGTGTTGGCCACTATCTCGGTGCCGTCGGCCAGCTGCTGCACCACCTTGTCGTAGCCATCGGTAACGAGTCCCAGCTTTACCAACTTCTTGCCAAACTCGCGCTGTGCCTGCTCTACGTACTGGTACTGCATCAGTATCTTCTCTATCTCTACCTGCACGGCGGCCTCGCGGCGCTGTATGTTAAGCTCGTTCTGCGCAGCGTTTTTCAGCATCGACTGGGTGAACGAGCCGCTATTAAGGTCGTACACGTTCTTAGTGCCATCAAACTTCTGCAGGCGTGCGGCAGCGGCTTGCACGTCGATGGTCTGCACGGTGTTCATGGCTCGCTGCGAGTTCACATCATCGGGGCGCAACAGGTCGCGGCCCATGGTCTGTCGCAGCTGCTCAAAGTCGCTGTCCTTACCGGCTATGGCGCGGCGGGCGTTCATCAGCATCTCGTCCTTACGGTTGCGCACATACTCTATCAGGCGGTCGGCTTCCTCGCGGGTGGTCTTACCGTCGGCCACCAGCTGCTCAACGGCAGTTTCCTGCAGGCGATAGAACTCCTCGATGGCATTGATCACAGCGGTGCTGTCCTTCTGTGCATCCTCCATCTCCTTGCGCAGGCGCTTCTTCTCCTCCTGCTGGGCCTTGGTAAGTTCCTTCTGTGCGTCTTTATCGGGGGCAGGGGTGAGGGGCTCGATAACATCCTGTTGCTGGTTTGCGGCGGTATAGGCATCCATAGCGGCCTGCTCGGGAGCCCACTTCTGGTTAACACGGCGCATGGCGTTCTGTGCTGAGCGATCCTGGCGCAGATAAGCATTAGCACCCAGCAATGCGTTGGCGGCACCCAGATAGCGACTATTGATAATGTTGCCGTAGTTGTTAAAGTCGGTATTGCCAGCCTTGGCCTGCTTGGCCACCTCGTCGATAATCACGTTTGGCAGATTGTAGAACCGTTTACCAATATCGCGTATCATATCATCAATGCTCTTGGCGGCATTGTCCTGAGCATAGCCGGTAATCCAGGTTGAGCCATACTGACCATAGCCTGCCTCGCGGGCACGCTTATCATATTCGGTGCGGCGCTCGGCAGTCCACTGCTCGCGCGGCAGCACTTGGTCGTTAATATCTTTTTCTTTCAGCTGCAAGGCCAGTTTGGCACGCATAGCCTTGGTTATCTCGTTATAGGCATTGGCCACATCTTGTGCGGTTGACCTCTCGGTGAGCAGGTTCTTCAAGTATGGGCTGAACTTGCTGTTGAAGGTATTGATAGCTGCCAGACGCTGCTTGCTGCCCACGTTGGCTTCGTCGATAGCCTTGCGGTAGCGGCGCAGTTCTGATTCGCTCTTACCCAGTTCGGTGTTAAGATCGCTCAGACTGGTATTAAAGTCCTTCATGTAGATAGCGGCCTCTTTGGTTTTGTTGGCCATATCGTAGATGGCCTTACCCACTTCGAGTATAGTGATGGCCAGTCCAACCCAGCCTGCTGCCTTGAAGAATACCTTTTGGGCGGTACTCAGTCGGCCAAACCAAGCGGTGAGCGATGCCAGCAGTCCCTCGCCCTCGCGCAGCTTGGCTATCATCGAGGCCATGCCTGCTATACCAAGGGTAAAGATTATCTCGGGCAGTATGGTAAGTATGGTTTTAAGCAGCAGGATGATGCCTTGCAGCGTCACCTTGATGCCAAACATTATCTTCTCGTTCTCGGTGAGCGACTTCGACACCTCGTACCAAGCCTTCGACAAATCCTTTACTACGTTAACGCCCTCGGGGTTGACAAATGCCTTTTCCCAGATGTTTGAGGCACGCTCGCTGTAGGCAGCGGCGGTGTCCATCTGTATGGCATACTCCTGTGCAACGGCTGTACCTTCCTCGAATGCCTGACGCGATACGGCGAGGTGGGCGTTAAGCATATCTACGCGGTTGGCCATCGTAGCCATAACGGCTACCAGACGGGCACCATCAGAGCCGAGGTCTTTAAACACTCCCGACTGCATCAGGGCGTTCATGCCACCCTTCTCGCGCATCTTCTCGAATATCAGCACCAGAGCATCGGTCATCTTACCTGCCTGGAACAGATCGCTGATAGTGCCTTTATCTATCTTCAGCGCATTCTCAATCAGGTTAGGCTGCTTCTGCACGGCGGTGATTAACTTATTGAATGCAGTAGCTGCAACTTCAGGCATCAGTGCCATTGAGTCGGCTGCACTACCAATGGCCAGCAGTTCGGGCGTGGTGATGTGGGCTATGTTGGCAAGTCCCATCAGGCGCTTACTGAACTCAACGATATTAGTACCCGTAGCGGTACTGGTGCTTGCCAGTTTGAATATGGCACTACCAGTTGCATCCATAGCTCGCTCAACGCCCATCTTTGGTATCAGTCCCATCACCTCTACCATCTTAGATAGGGCGGTCATCGAGTCGGCACCCATATCCTCGCTCAAAGCGTTCTGTACCTTAACGGCTGATTTCGCGAACGACTCCAAGCCCTCGATACCGTAATTACCGAATCCGAGTTTAGCACCAGTGTACGAGAGCTCCATCAGTCCCTTCAGCGATGTGCGGCTATCAATCTTTGAGAGCGAAACTGCCAATTTGTCGATATCTTCCATCGCCAGGTTCGACACCTTACGCACGTTGGCCAACTGGTCGCTAAACTCCTTGTTCTTAGTAACCATCTCGCCCAGCAGCGACTTCATCTTGTTAAACATGGCGAACACACCCGCATAGGCTACCAGGTTCTTCAGCGTAGTACCAAGCGCACCCCAAGCCGAGGTATTCTTCTGTACGGCACCCGTGTTAGTATCAATCTGTGCCTTAATGCGCTGCAAGTCGCGCACCAGCTGCTCGCGGCGCGGGTCGCGCTCGCTCATCTTGTTAAGCGCGTTTTTGCCTTCCTGCAGGGCCTTTTTCAGGTCCTTCAGGGTAGCACCCGAGAGGTCTTTCAATACCTGCTCTAACTTCTTTGACTCGTCGCGGTTCTTAGCAATATTGGTGCGCATGGCGTCCATCGCCTTTTCGAGTTCCTTCAGGCGTTTCTTCTCGTCGTTCTCGGCGTAGCCACGCTGCTTGATGACACCCAGCAGGTGCTCCTCCTCCTTGGCCAGGGCGGCCATACCACGCTCCAAGCCCTCGATGACGGCCTTGACGTTGGTGGCGTTACAGGTGATGATGACTTCTTTCTTATTAGCCATAGTTGTATATCGTTTTTGTGTTTATCCTACAAATAGGGTGAGGTCTTGGAATGTGTCGAGCATGCTGAATACGTAGCGTTTGCCGTAGAAATCTTCTACATAGTCCTCCATACGTGTAAGCAGGTGGTTCAACTCAGGCTGAATGGCAGGGCGGTGGGTTTTACCACCAGCTGTCTGCCACTGGGTGTAGCGGTTGCGATAGCGCACCTTGCGGCCACGGTCGATATCTTCGGCCTTGCCCCAGGCTCCTACACCGATATCTACGTACTGCATGTAATCATTGTAGCGGAAGGCCATAGTAACCATACCCGTGTTCTCGTCGGCCTCGATAACCTGACCCTCGAAGCTCTTGATACCATCGCCGGTAGATACCCAACCGCCACCGCCCTGCTTCTTGGACATACTGCGGCGCTCGTTGCGCACACGGTAGCCAGGATAAACCTCGAACGGCCAGATGCGCTGAGTCATCATGTTAATCTTGAGCTGCTGCAGCGTCTGATCCTTAAACAGATCAGCCACATATCGCATAGGGAACAGTGCCCTGCCTTCTTCTGCTATGATTGTTGCCATATCTTTGCTTATTTATGGTACAAAGATAAAAAGAAGGCGCGACGCATTGCTGACATCACGCCCTCCAGAAAAAGCTGCAATAGGATTTGAATTTTTACTAATCTTGTATATACCGCTCGCTATTGATGCACAGCTGGCGAGGGGTAAGCTGGTCGATGGTTAGGCCGCAGAGTTGCCAACCGTTAAGGGTGGTGGGCAGGGTGCCCCAGTGGGCTTGGTCGAGCTGCAGGCCGCGCAGGCCCTCGTGATATTGTGCATCAGCCGAGATGTTGCGCAAAAACTGCTGCATCTCGTGGGGCAGGGCGGCGGCGGTATCGGCAGGTATGCTCTTGCCACCGCACAGGCTCTTGAGCATAAACAGCACGGCCAGAAGGTCTTGCACCATCGCATCGGTACGGAAACGAGCCTCGGTGGCGGCGCTGTCGTCGGTAATCTGAGTTTTAGAGAGATTGCCGGCCTCTTGCTTAACCATAAAGTAGATGACATGACGATACGAAATCTGCTTGGGGTTTTGCTTAGCCAACTCGGCGTCAATATGTGTGGCGTAGGCCATGCAGCAGCCGTCCATCTTGCTGAAGTTGCGCACAAAGTAGCTGTTGCCATCAATCATGCCTATGCGGAAGAATGACGGGTGCAGCGCGGCATCGTGGTGCAACGGGCGGTAAAGCGATGCCCAACGTTCGAGGATGTTATCAAGTCTAAACATAGTCGGCAATTATAAGAGTGGTGGCGTCCAACAAGCAGCTTGTGCCTCTTGTGGTTTTGGTTCGTTGTGAGGACAGGGCGCAGGTGCAGGTTCGGGTGCGGGCGCTGGCTGCTCCTCTATATTATTCTTAATGTACTCAACCACGTTTTGCAGCATGCGAACGCCGTCGTCGTGGGCTTGTACCTTCTGCTCTTTAGTGTACTTTAGTACCGATGTGCGGCCTACCAGCAGGGCGGCCATTACTTTGCGCAGGCGATGCAGCAGGCGACCCAAGGTTGCTTCGCTTATCTGCTCGCCATCGCCTTCGGCGTTAGGCTCTGGTGGCTCAGGGAGTTTACCATCGCGGGCAAAGTCGATGACGGTCTGTAGCAGATCTTCGCCAATGGCGTTGCCGATAATTTCTTCCTGAATAAACTGCATATCGGGCAGCAGCTGGATAAACTTTTCGCGGCTGTCGTAGATATTCAGGTAGCGCTGCAGCACCTCGCACGATGGGGTGATGAGGGCAGCAGCCTGATAATAGTAGGCCGATTGCTGCCAAAGCTCGCAGATTTCCTTGCGCTCTGCGTCTGGGCTCTCGGTGGCGTCGTCGGCATCGTCGGCATCGGCTCCCTGCTTGCACCACATTTCCAGTTGGCGCAACAGCTGGTTAACGGCGGCGTGGGCTTCGCGATTACAGGTGTCGCGATACATCTCGATAGTTTTGCCGTTCTTATCAGGGGCGATGTAATCCTCGGCCACCATCTGATTAACACCCGAATTGTTTACCGATACCACCTGCATGCCGATGGCACGACCGAGGGCATCGAAAGCCACACAGCGCTGAGCCAACAGGCACAGCCGATTGTAAGGCGGCAGGGTGGTGTCGCCTATCATCGGGGCTGATACCTGCGACATCATGGCCTGATTCTTGTCGTACCAAGCCTGCAAATGCTGATAAAGCGGGGTGCCGAGCTTTTCCTCCAGGAAATCGTGCTCAGAGTTATCAATAAATCCCACCAGACTGTCGATGCTGTCGAGTGCGTGGGCTGGGCTGTGGAGTCGAAGCTCCTCAATGGTCGTTATAATCATGTTGGTTGTTCAGCGTTAGTTATACCTGTTTTACTATTGTCGAGCGTAGTAAGCACTTCGCGAGGGATTTCCCACTCCAGGTGCTCGTCTAAGTCGTTAAAATACTTAATGAGATAGAGTGGCAAAAGCAGCAGCTGTTGCATGGGGCTCATCTGTACTTGCTTTAGCAGGTAGCGCTCGCGCAGGTCGGTGCCACCGCTGCTGGCCACGTCGCCAGGGCTGTTGCCCACCAGGCGGCTATCAAGGCCAAAGGCAAAGAACACTATGCTACTGATTTCGGCCAGTTCCTTCTGGTTGGCCTCGGCAGTGGCCTTGTTGTTGGCCTCTATCTCTACGATTTTCCAACTCTCGTACACCTTGCCATCGCTACCCAGGAAGGTATAGGCCACCAGCGGCTTGCCTGTGTTGTCGCGATCCTCAAGAAAGGTATTAATCTGGTCGCGCAACTCGGTAAACACCTTCAGTTTCTGATCATCGGTGTCGGCCTTTTTCTGCATATATAGGCGCTGCATGTACTCGTTGTTAAGATAGATGATGCGCCCGATGACGTTTGAGTTCTGGCGGCGGCGATTGCGGTCGCTAACCATCGTCATCAGATACTCGTAGATGTCGCCACTAAAGATGCTCTGCCAGGCGGGCACGGGGTAGTAGGGGCGACCTGCTGAGGGATAGGTTATCGGCAGGATGAACCGCGTGGGGCGGCGGCGGATTGAGCCATTCTCCTTGCGCGTCTCTCGCACAATTCTCTGTAGGTCAGTGAGGGGAGCTTGCGGATCGAGCGCAGGCAGTGCATCAATTTTTTGTTCATCGAGCGTGGTAGCCACACCCGACACTTGGTCGTACCAGCGGTTTGATACATATACATAGTTTATACGTCCGTTATCGTCTTTACGTTCCAGTCGGCAGGTGTGTGCGCTGCGGTAGCGCAAGCCGGTAATCTTAGGAGTCCACATGTTAGTGGGAGCGTTTTTGCCATCGGCATCAATGGTGCGCTTGTTAAGCGTAATCTCGGGAAAGCAGATGTTCTGGTCCTGCATGTCCTCGATGAGCTGCAGATAGGTGAGGTGCAGATTGTTGCGGCGCAGCAGTTTCTGAATCTCCTCGTTACTCTGCTCCCACTTAGCGAACTCCTTTTCCAGTTGGTCAATCTGTGACTGCAAATCCTGATGCAACTGACGGGCGGCGTTAGGTTCTTCAACCAAATCGCCAGCGGGGGTTACTACCGAAATGCTTGGACTACTCAGCAGGTCGGGATTATCCTGTTCCAACTTGATAAGCTGCTGCTTCAGGTCGCGAATCCAGCCTTTGATGAGCACACCAGCATCTTTAAAGGCGATGCGCTTCTCGGTGATATTGCCACCCACATACTGTGTATAGGCATAAACGGCACGCGGGCCGCGACCCTCGCACAAATCTACGTTGAACTTATGCGCCGAGGCGGTATAGGGGCTGGCCTCGCGCAACAGCGTTACAAAGTTAGGATTGCGATTGGTTACGCCCCAACTCATGTAGCCTAAGCCCTTGGTGCCGCAGTTATCGCAGGGCACCTCGCCACCACTTGATAAGTGCAGCGTGGGGTAGCCACGGCCAGGCTTGCTGCCGGGCTCCTTACACATTAGCTGTGCATGTATATACTCCTCCCACCGATGGTCGGGGCCATCGCTGCCTTTGCCATGCCGACCAAAGTCGTTGGGCATAGGCGCGGGAGTAAAGCCTTGCTTAACAAGGCGGTCGGTTTCGCGGCGGAGCGCGTCGGCGCCGCTTACCGTTACCACATTGGGATGCTGAGCTTTCTTCTTAACGTTTGCCATAATCTGTATTTCGTGTTGAATTTATTACTGATGCAAAGATAGGAAACATGCAGCGAACATAACTGACATCACCCGCCATTAGGCATCACCAGGAAGCCCATGCCCGAGCGGAAATGCTTAACGCCAATATACAGCTCGTCGAAGGCATCGGTACCATCTGTACGCAGCTCCTCGGGGGTAGCATCTTCGGCATCTACGCTGATTTTCTCGCCTGATTTATCCTTGCGGAAGCCTTGGTAGCCCACCTGCACATCGCACTGTTCGATGGCGCCCAGCAGGGCCTCATTGTTCTGCGCATTAAAGCGGATGGCGGGCCACGAATAGCCTGCAAAGGCCGAATTGATGTCCTGATACTTCTGCTCGTGATGGGGGGCTTGGCCTTCGTCAATCTGTCGAACCATCCAGCCGCGCTTCTGCAGTTCGTCGGTCACTACATCCTTAATATCCATCATTGAAATGCCGTGCAGCTTGAACTTGGCGGTGTGGCTGTAGTAATAGTTCACGTTGGGGTTCTTCTTTTTGTGCGGGGTGTAGTAGCGGTCGAACTCGCGTATCAGGTCCTGAATCATCATGCCGTTCTTAACAAACATCGAGTTGATGACGCTCAGTGTTTCAACACCGCCCACCTTATACATCTGACCTACGCACACCCAGTTAATCAGGTTGTTGTAGTCGAGGGCGATTTCGAGTGGCAGCGAGTCAATCAGATCGCCATCAAGCGTGCAATCCTTAACACCCGACAGATAATCGAAGTCGGGACTCTCGTACTCGGTCTTATAGGCCGTGCCGCCCACCAGCTGCTTGCCCTCGTGGATGGTGACGCTCTTGTCGATAGCGGGGCAGTCGTCGTCAATATAAGTATGTCGCTCGGGGTCGAAGTTGCAGTAGAATCCTTCGCCCGATTTCTTGGGTTTGATGTTTAGGATAGAGATGGCGAAAACCAACGGTGGCAGGTCGCGCTTCATGCGGCGAATATAATCCTCGCCAAGAATGTCGATATTATCGAGGCTCGATGCACGCACAAAGTAGAAAGCATTGCGGCGCAGGGCGTCGATGTGCTGGCGGTACTTCTTACTGCCTCGGATGGCCATCATCTCGAAGTGCTCATCTTGCGATATCAGATAGCGGTAATCAAACAGCAGGTCGGCATCTTCCTCGGCTATCAGCTTGTATGATAGCAGCATGCCGATGCAGCCTTTGGTATCTACCTGATACTGGCGGGGGATAATCTTGTATTGGCCATCGCGGGCGGCTATGGCATCGGCCAGGGTGTGTATGCGCTCCTTGGTGGTGGCAGATACTACCTGCACGCGGTGGCCAGTGCGCTTGGCCGAGCGCAGCAGCTCGTTGAAGTACATCACGCGGTCGGCATACTGCTCCAGTTCGGTCTGTACCTCGCGGTAGGTGCGGCCTTGCATCTCGCCATGGTCAATCTCGTTGTCGAGTATGTCCTCCTCCTTACCCAGCCAGTTTCCCTTGCTCGATAAGCTGGCATCGCTCACAAAGCAGGTGCTCTTGTAGTAGGGGTTATCCTCGGTAAAGCGCTTATCGCCCAGCGGATGCACGATACCGCTCACGGCGGGCATCACCTCCTCGTCTATCTTCTTCTTGGGCAGGAACTTGCACTCGTCGCCAAACACCTCGTTAAGTGTCATACCGTTGGCCGAGCCCATGGTGGCCAGTGATAGCGAGTGAATCAGGTGGCCATTAGCAAACCACATGGCGTTCTCGTAACTCTTTGGACGGATGATGCAGGCGGGCGTGCCTTTGGGCGGTTTGCCCCAGCCAAAGTGTATGCCCTCCTTAAAGCCGTAGAATCGCTCTATGGCGGCGATGACACCAGGAATGGTGCGCGAGAACAGCTGCTTGCGCGATGCGCCAAGGAATGCGCCTGCACCCTGCGGCATACTGTCGGCCACAGCCCAGATGCGCGGACCAAGCACGCCGTCGGTCTTACCAAAGCGTCGGGCTGCCACCACGCGCACATCGCGAGCACCAGCGTAGAATATGCGCTGCTGCACGGGGTTCATATATACATCGCGAGTTTCTTGTGCCATCGTATCATGCTTTTCGTATCACGAACAGACATGGTTTGCCGGTGATGCTGACACGCATACGGAAACCTGCCAGTTTAAGATCTTCGATATAGAGTTTGAGTGGGTCGCCCAGTCCGCACACGTATGCCTTGAAGTACTGGCGCAGGCGGGCATCGTCGAACACTTCGACATACTCGCTGCGGTCGTCCATCGTTTCGGGCGCTGGGGTGTAGGTGTTCTGAAAGGCCGTCACCTTCTCCTCAATCACAAAGTCGCGCAGATAAACCTGGAACTGCTTATCGTCGCCAGTGGGTATCTCTGTAGCGTCGGGCGCATCGTCCCAATCGTCCCAGTCCTGATTTTTTTTCTTTCGCTTTACCATATCGCCTTATTCCTCGTTCTCCTCAAACACATCGTGCTCTTCTTCGGGCTCTTGCCATACGCCGTTGATTTCCTCCATCTGCACGGCCATCTCCTTATCAGTAAGGCCATACTTCTTGCGCAGGGCTTCGCGCTCCTCGGGGCTCAGACTCTCGCGACCCTCTTTCACCACGCCCACATCGCCGGTGATGTTGATGTTGGTGTTGGGCATCTGCTCCTGCGGATCATCGTCGTCCTTAAAGTCGTTGTGCAGTTTAAACAGCTCTTGGTTGGCCTCTTTCACAGCCTGCCAGGTGCCCGTCTGTCGGCCATACTCACTCAGCCACTCTACGTTAGCTTCTACCATCGCCTGATGGATGTGCTTTTTGCTGGTGTTGAGTCGGGCTAACAGCTGATTAACCAGCCAGATATCGTTGGCAATATTAGTTTCGGAGCGCAACGATACGGCACCCGACTGCTCATCGCGGCGCACACCCAGGGCGGCGGCCATGGCTATGCTGGCCTCGTTGCCACGGTCGGCACAATCCATGAGCGTGGCATACTCGCGGGCAGCAATATTCTTAACGATTGTGCGGATGGGCGTGGCAGGATTGTTCATAAACACGTGGTAGCAATCCAGGCACAACTTGGCACGGAACTTCTGCTCAAGTGTCATGTTCATCTTCTCGATGGGCACCCCGCCATAAGTCCACCGCATCACCTTATCTACATAACCTTGTGATAGCTGGCTCATTTCTTCTTATCCTTTTTAGTTTTACCTGCAGATTTATCGGATTTAGCCTTTTTAGGTTTCTCTTCCTTCTTAAAGTTGGTCTCGTAGTCGGCGATGGCTACGTCAACTATCGGGCGATACACTTTGGCTTCGTCCTCACCTAAAAGCTCAATCAGTCGCTGATAGCGCTTTTCCATCGTATTGATGCGAGCCTTTACATTTGGCTTATCCTTACGTTTTAGGTAGCGCAGAATATCGGTTACTTCCTGCTTCTTTTCCTCCTCAGCCTTCATCTTAGCAGCGTACTCAGGCGAATCCTGCTCAATCATGGTACGGATGCGGAGATCGAACTCAGGCGAGCGCAGTTTGTCGTAATAAGGGCGGGTAATGTGGGCTATCTGCACCAGATCTACGCCCTTGAAGCGCTTGCAGAACTTCTCCTTATAAGGTTCGTCCATCTGCAGACGGGCAAAGACAATGGCCAACTCTTCATCTACAGCGGCGTAGGTGGCCTCGTAAGCCTTCAGCGCCTCTTCGGCCTTCTTGGTCCATGCGGCTATCTCATCGGGATTACCACCGTGCTCGGCCAATACCTTGGCGGTTTGCGAGGCATCGCCAAAGGCGGTGCGCTGGTCGCGCACCTTAGCTATGCGCTCCTGCAGTTCCTTAGAGCAAAGCCAGGCCAACTCGTTTAAGTGCAATCGGTCGTTGTCGATGCGCTCAGCGTAGATTTCGCTCATACTGGGATTGCGCAATGGGGCAGCCTCGTGTGATGGCTGCTGGGTGGCGGGTGTTGGTGGAGTGTCGGTTTCGGGTTTGTTGCTGTCATCCGCAGCACCAGCATCGGGTTTAGCAAACAACGATGGATGTATGCGCTCCTCAGCTGCTTTCTTGGCGGCTTTTTCGGCGGCAAGCTCGGCATTGTTCTTTTCGCGGACGGGCTCGCCGTTTACTATCGCTAAGCCTAACAGCTTGGCCACGGCGCGGCGGCGACGGGTTTCAGGCGTGTCCTCGGGCACTACCTGCACCTCGCCACGCAAGCGGGCAGCGGCTTCCTCGCGGGTGGGACGGCCACGGCGGCGCAAGGGCACGCCTGGGGCTACCACGGCTATCGGACGCCCGTTGGCATCGGTCTGCACCAGTCCATCGGCCAGCGCATCCTTTATCTTATCAATATACACGGGTAGGCGCTTAACGCGCTGCATGTAGTCGCCATACTTGATGGCATCGCCGCAGAATCGCTCGGCAAAAGGCCACACACTTAGTAACTGAAACAGCTGCTGTACCTCACTCGGTTCGCTCGGAATAGGGTTGCTTAATCGGGCAAACTCATCAATCCACTGTGCCTGCTCACCAGGCGTCATCTCATTGTAATGTTTCATATCGCCATAGATATTTAATTGATTTACACCGCAAAGATAGGCAAAGCGCAGCGAAAGTAACGGACATAAAAAACCGCCTATCTATCACAGACAAGCGGTAACGTAACCAATAATAAACTAATAGACCTAAACTATTAATACTACTAACCTAAAACATAAACTGTTGAAAATATTACTATTGCGCATGTCACGTTTAAGAATTATCGGGTTGCTCGGCTTCCATATCGCAATTATTCACTGCACGGGGCTCTTGCGGCTCCAGGCCCTTTTGCACTGGCTCGCCATCTCTGCCATAAGTCTGGGTAAACTTGCAGGCGAATACGATGCCTGCGCCACCACCTATCAGATAACGCTCGATAAATATCCACCATTCGTCTGGCTGGATATTAAACTGTGCCATCGCCTCGTGTGCGGCAATAGCAGTGCCGCTCATCAGGCCGCCTATCCACATAAGCCGCTTAAAGAACACGGGCATGTGGTTGCGCCAGCGATTGTGTATGGTTTGCCAGAACTTACGCATATATTTTATTGTCGGTTTACTTTCACACCTGGGTCGGAAATAAGTATCAGGTTTGATAAGCCTTTTACCTCGGATAAGAGTCCTTGGATGTCGGTGCGAACACCGCCCATTTGCTCAATCATCTTCTTTTCGAGCGAGTTAATCTTTTCCAAAAATCCATCTTGTTTAATAGAGTGGCTGTCGATGCGCTTCTGCTGACTCTCGACAGTACGTTCGAGAATAGCCACACGGGTGCGCAGGTTATGCACCCAACCAATCAGTCCTGCAATGCCAGCAATGAGTGCAGGCAGCAGATATGGCCAAATATCATTCATCAAGTTGTTCATTGCTTGACAGTAATTAATCTTTAGGTTCTATAAAAATGGCGGCCCCGAGAAATTTTAGCCCGAGGCCGCCGGGAGAATATTAACCTTTTTAACTGGAGGGCGCAAAACTACTCAGTTGGTGCGGGACCTACCAATGTGTCGAAACCACCCTCGGGAACGGTTACGAACAGGTTGGGGTACTTAACTGGGCCAAGGGTAAGATTGACCGTAGTGATACGATCGTCGCCTGCAGCAGCGCCAGTGTCTGATGTCAGACCGCCGCTCTCAATGCGAATCTTCTTGTTGGCGTCGTACAAAATCTGAGCCTCGTCGCCGTCAGGCAGGATAACAAAGATATCCAAGTTGTTCAAGGCGCGAGCCAACTTGGCAATATCCTTATTCACTGCGTCGAACACCAGTGTAGCCACCAGGTTGAAACCTTTGCGCTTGCCCTGACTTTCGCCGGCAATCTTCTGACTCTCGGCCTTCAGCTCAACCTTAACCAGGCGTTTTGCACCGTCGGCAAAGTCGGTAGCTGCCAGGCTGTAAGTATCGTCGGTAGCGGTAAGAGCCTTCTTGAGCTCAGAACGCAGACCAATATATGCGACCTCACCCAGGCCGGCGATGTTTTCCAAACAATCGTCGCTTGCCAGGTAGTTGGCCAATGCTGGACATGTCTGTGCCATAATATATAACTTTTTTTAGTTTAACTTTTGATGAATTTAAGCGAAGGGGAGGGCTCAGCACAGCGGGCGATATGGCGCCGGGAGCCCTTACCCCCTTTATCGTGAGTGGCCGATTACTACTCGAAGATAGCTACGATACCCTCTGGGCCTTCGCCCTTAACAACTGTGATCTGAGCGGTGGTTGCACCATTGCTCCAGTTCTTGAAGGTAGCGCCTGTCTTAGCGGCAGCAGTCAGAGTCAGAGTTGTACCCTTAGCATACTCGCCGTCAACAGCTGCTGGGCTGATGGTTACAGTACCCTTCTCAGGATCGTTAGGAACGGCTGTGTAGCTATCCTTCTTGTAGTCGCCCTGCCAGATGCAATCCTCGATTACACCACCGTTGGTTACGAAGTGGCTTGGGAGGATGTTGAGCACGCGAGTACCATAGATACCCTGAATCTGGAAGATGATATCCTTGATATCCTCGTCAGAACCGTGCTGGATGCCTACGAAGCTCTCGTCGCCCTCAGAGTTAACACCGAACTCGAAGTTGCCAGGAGTTGTGGCTACCATACGGGTACCCTTACCGAAGTCGTCAGAAGGTACGAATGTTACCTTTGGATACTCGGGCACCTTGAAGTTGCCGTTAGCATCGGGCAGATATGTAACCTCCTTCAGGCTGCGGTGGTGCTGGCCGTAGGCGTTGGCAATGGCGTGACCGTTAGCGATACTCATGTAGCAGAGTACCTGTACGCGCTTCAGAGCGGGGCTCCACTGGTCGTACCAAGCTACCCAAGCCTTCCAAGCTGCATCGTCGCCCTCAGTCTGAGGATCGTCGATAACGTCGCAAGGAATCAGGTTGCCACGAGCCTGGCTGATGTCGCCGTTCTCGATGTCCTTGTTGATGTTGGTGTGAATACCATCGTAGAGAGAAAGCTCAGCTACGTTCGAGTTCTCGTCGCCGAAGAACAGGTTGGCGTACACATCCTCAGAGAATGTCATGCCGATGGCATTGATCATCTCCTCAGTGAGAGGATAGTGGAACTTGGCGCCGCCCTCGATAGCGATAGGCTTCTCTTGGAACTCATCTTCGTTGTGACGATAACGGTTCCAAACGATGCGAGCGGTCATAACGCGCTCGGTGAGATAACCGATCTTGCTCTCGATAGGTGTGCCTACCACCTTGCGGCGGCTGGTTCCACCCTTGCGGTTAAGAACCATAGCGGTGTTCTTGAACTGCACGCCAGTGATGATCTTGAAACCAAGGCGCTTCAGTTCGTCCTTACTAAAGTAAGCAGGACCCATTACGATGTTGGGCTGCAACTGGTCTGCAACGTGTTTTACGTTGTCGATACCGATGAAATTTGGTGCTGCCATAATCTCTGTTTATTTTTTGTGTTAATACTAAAATGTTATTTATAATAAATATTTTTGTGTTGGTTGAGGGCTGCCTTGTGAGTGGGCTTAAAGTCCGTGCTCCTTGTTCCAGCGCTCCTCGGCCTCGCAGTTCTGCTCGTAGGTGAGCTCGTTGTTGTAAACGTAGCGGTTAACAACTACCTGTGGGGCATCGGCACCTGCGCCGTTGTTCTTAGGACTTGCACCTGCCTGTGGGGCTGCGCCTGGCTCGGCCTGCAACTCCTCTACCTGAGCGTTCAGGTCGGCGATGGTCTGATCCTTCTCAGCCAGCTGTCCCTCGGCAGTAGTCAGGCTCTCCTTAGCACCAGCAAGCTCGGTGGTAAGCTGCTCAATCTTAGTGACCTGCTCCTCGTTCTTGGCGGTAAGGTTAGTTACCTGCTCGTTCAGGTCGGCGTTAGCCTGCTGTGCAGCGGCCAGTTCGTCGCCCTTAGCGGTAAGCTGCTCGTTCAGCTGGTCGATGGCCTGCTGATGCTCAGCATTCAGATTCTCGATAGCAGTAGCGTGCTCGGCCTTCAGGCTGTCAACCAGTGCCAGAGCGTCTGCCTTCTCCTTCTGTGCGGTTTCGATAGCCGCATTCAGGTTAGCCAGCAGTTCCTCGTTGATAAAGGCGCCGCCTTCCTGCATCTGCATCTCCTCAACCTGGAGGGCTGCAAATAGTGATGGGTACTTCTCTTTCATGTTGATACTATTGTTATTTGGGTTTAACATATTCTTAGCGTTGCGGGCGCTCTGCAGTCCGTTCTTGATACCACAGTCGATAACTACGTCGAACACCTCGCCCAGACTCTTCTGGTCGTCCATCAGGATGCCCTTAACCTCGGCAGCGTCGAACACCTTACCATGCAGGTGCTCATCGGTAGCCTTGGGGCAGGCACGCTTCACGTCGGCACGGAACTCCACACCCAGCTTAGCCAGTTCGGCCACAAGCAGATCGGTCTTACCGTCGTTGGCAATATCGCGAAACTCCTTATTCTTGTCGAAGCTCTCGGGGTCGTACAGCTCGTGATAAGTCTCGTTACTGAAGGTGCAGGTGCTACCATCCTTTTCGGTATAGAAGGCTGCCATCACACCAATGCAACCAATCTCATCTTTAGGGTGCATGTAGTAACGCTGATCGCAGAGTGCTGCCAGATACATACCTGCGCTGCAGCACATACCATCTACAAAGGCTACTACGGGCTGATTCTTAGCACGGGCATAGTCGATGGCCTGCTGATAGTCGTTCTTAGCCCAAGCGCTGCCACCAGGGGTGTTGATATGGAAGATATGGCCTACGCAGTTAGCGTTGTCGGCTGCGCTCATCATCATGTCGCGATGCTCTACGCTGCCGTAGCTGCAAGCACCACCGTTGCGGGTGATGGGACCATCTACAAACATTACATTAATAAATGGATCGTCTTTGTTGTCGTTCCACGAGCGGATGATACGACCATCCTTAGCCGAATAGCGCTCTTCCTTGATGCGTGTCTCAACGCCCTCACGTGTGAATACGATACGGCATCCCATCTCGTGCTCACGCTCCTCGGTGATGTCGATGTGGTTGTTCAGGTTGTTCTGAATCACCGGCATCATGCTGTGGACGTATTCTGGGCGAATCATCCAATGCTTATTGGTAATTAATTCCAAAAGTCCATTCATATCTGTGTCGAATTAAAATTTGATTTCTGGTGGCAAAGGTACGTACCTTTATATATATGGGGCGGACATGATTAAGCGGGTTTTGGCAAATTTAGGGCAAAATTGGGGGTAAAAAAAAGCAGCGGTTCATCACGAACGGCTGCCCTCAAAACTTCACTTTGTTTAGTTAACGGAAAAAATTATATTCAAAGAAAGATTCAAATCAATTTGATGACGTGGCTCATCGAGGTTAGCTGCACCTTGAGCGTGCCCTGCTGGTTGATGCCCTGCTCGTCTAACAGCACACTGCTGCTGCCAGGCACGGCATAGAGCACATAGCGCACACCCTCGGCACTGGTCAATACGACTATAATATCCTTAGTCTGGCACTGAGCCACTGCGGCGCGAAGGTCTTGAAAACCTACTAAAATAGGCACTTCCAGCTGGTGCTGCACGGTGATGCCTGCAGGCACGCGCTTCTCGGTTTGCTTTAGTGTGGGGGCCGATAGTATCTCGGCCTGCTCGGATAACGTGGGGTCGAAAGCCACACTTACCACTGGGGTGCCTATACGGTCAACCGCCTGCCCACTTACATCCTTGGTGCCCTGCATTACGGTGATGCCACTTACCTGAAATGGTATAGCCATATCGCACTCGGCTGCCAACACCAGTTGCACCTTTACGATGTCGTCTAAGAACTGTTCGTTGCAATTTTGTTCCATTTTTATATAGTTTTTGGGGTTATTCTTCTACTTAAAAACGTCACGGACACGCAAATGATGGTTTTTCTGCGTTATTTAACTTTCTTTCACAGGTACTTTTACACTTGTTTGCTTTCTTTAGTTCGGTGTTTATCTCGCCCACAAAGTCGAAATCGTCGGCTTCCTGCTGCTCGCGCTCGGTAACAAACGTCATATCCTCGCCAAAGTCGATGCGGTCGTTGGGCAGCACGCGGGCTTTCTCTATCCATCGGCGCCCCATGCGGTACATGCTTTCGCGTTCGCGCTTGTTGGTGCCTATGAAGATATAATAGCGCTCAAAGAATCGCTCGATGGTGGTGCCTATCTCGCGGCGCAAGCCCAGGCGATTGCAGTAGCGGCGGTCTTGTATCAGCCAGTCAAGGAATGTGTGTACGAACTCATCGCGCAGCATCTCCTGCAGGTGTATGGCGTCGCGCTGCTTCAACGAGTAGCTGCCATTGGTTTTGCGCACCTCGTCGCCCAGCATCACGTCAGGGGGCAGCTCTATGGCCAGATAGTCGTAAGCCTCCATCTTAGCCACGCTCTTCTCGCCTATGATGGCGCACAGCTCCTTGGTGGTAATCCACTGCTGCTGGTCGCGCTGCACCACGGCCTTGCCACCCGTGGGTGGTATGCCACGCAGTATATTGTTGAACGCCCGCTGCGAGTAGCACCAAGAGCACGTCTGCTCAGTCTCGGGTATCAGCGTAAGCTGGTTGCGCATAAGTATATACTCGTGCTGGAAGGGGCAGAAGGCGTAGGGCTGGTTTTCGGCCAACCGCTTGTTGGGATCAATGGCGCGATAGAACTGCGCCACATACGTTGGCACTCGCAGATAGATGTTAGGCATTGATGGGGGTGTTTTGGTTCATCGCTTCTATATCGCGCTGGCATCGCAAAAGATCTTCCTTGCGCTGCATAAAAGCCTCTTGCTGCATAAGTTGCAGGCCGTCGGCATGGCAGGGGTAGGCCATACACAGGTAGTAATAGCCATCGAAATCAAAGAACACGGGGGTTACAGGTTCTATTTTTTTAGCATCTAAAAAGTCAACCTGCAGCAACTTGTAGAATCTATCGGTAAGCACCGTGGGCAGCAGCAGGCGCTCGCGTTCTATGCGGATGGCCTGACGGGCTGTGCGACTAAGCTGGCACTGCTTGCCGCGCTTGGTGCTACGGCTCTGGTGCTGGGGCTCGTCGCTATAAAGCTCTATGTAGTGCAGGCGCCCATCAATGGCGGGGCGCTTGGCGTATAATCGGGTAGCGGTGTCAATGGGGCTGTGGCTGGGGTTATAGTCTATGCTGCCCTCACGCTTGTTGCAGCGGGGTTCCCACATCTCAATGCCGTCGGCATCTTTTCCGCAGCTGCGCCACAGCTGCTCGTCGGGGCGGGCGTCATCGGCAAAGCTAACACACATCACTCCGCCGGCAAAGGCACTGGCGGCTGGGTAATACTGCTGGGCACCCACCTTCTTGGCAAAGCGCTCGGCGGCTTGCTCAGCGTGCATACACTCGCGATGCAGCGAGCGGAACTGCTTGCCCAAATGTGTACTGATAGGTAATCGGTAGTAATAACGTTTCTGCTGTTCCATAAATCTTTCTTTGTAATTTTAGGTCGCCTGCAAAGATACAACAATTTACATCAATATACACCAATTAGCATCGAAATTTACATATAATTAACACGCTGACAATAGGTTAAAGCCGTGTTAATGCTCAGCAGGTGCAACTGACTGGATAGCCGAGCATACGGTAAGTTTTTAAACAAAAAAAGAGAGGCGATTGCCTCTCCTTTTTTTATTCAGCAGCGGGCTGCTCTTCGTTGGCGGGCTCGGGGTAGAGGGCTTTGTAGGCGCTCCAGTCGATAGCGTCCTTGCGAGCCCATCCTGCCTGCTGGCATGCCAGTACGTGCTGGGTGGTAGCGGTGCAGATGGCGTGCATCTCCTCGGCGTTAGCAAACTCCTCGAACACGGCTGTGCCGTCCTCAAGCTCGCCTACCTTATACTTCACGGGGAAGGTGAGCCCATCGGCATTCTGGTGCATGGCGTGGAAGTCGCTCTGGTTCTCCTTAGAGAGCCATACGTTAACCTCGGTACCAGCCTGTGCGCCGTGCAGCACGGTGTAAGCAAAGCCACGGGTAATCTGCTCTACGGTGTCGGCATTGATGTCGGCCTCGATGGCACCCTTGATTACTGCAAAGGTAATCTGCTGCACCTGCTTGGTGGGCAGATAAACCTCGAACCACTCGTAGTTGTCCTTCTTGATCTTAACAAGTCCGTAACCAACTACCACGCGCGTACCTTCGTCGCGCACCAGAGCAAAGTCGCTCTTAACTCCATTCATTTTGTTCATAATGATTGTTATTTAAAGGTGAATAATTATATAATGTAAACTTAGTAACGTCGCGGTCAAAATAGCCTATCTGCAGCAGCTTAGGTATAAGAAACAGGCGGCAGCGGATGTTGAACGAGTCGTAATGGCTCAGCACGCCCAGAAACGAGTTGACTGACAGGAAGGCGTGTATAGGGTCGGCGGTATTGATATTGTTCACATTGTTTATCATGCGGTCGATAGATGCGTTGCTGATATAACTGTGGCCATTCTTTACAAATGCGCCCAGAAACTCCACACCGCTGTAGGCATCAAGTATGTGCAGCTTGTTGCGGTTAAGCTCAAGCCCCAGGCGCTCGGCCAGGAACTGCTCGGCAGGGTCAATCAGGCTGCGCAGCCACTCCTTGCTGGTGCCTACCACAAACGAGTCATCTACATATCGGCCAAAGTGCTTGCAGCCCATCTCGCGCTTCATATACTGGTCGAACTCATTAAGATAGACGTTCGAGAATAGCTGCGATGTAAGATTGCCTATGGGCAGGCCGCACCCGTCCATGGTGTAGAACAGGCTCTTGGCGTGGTCAAGCCCCTCCCAGTCGTCAACACTGCCTGCTATGCGGCAGTTGCCACGAGGGTCGAGCAGTGCTATCTCGCGTGTTAGCCACAGCAGGAAGTCGATATCAAGCTCATCGGCCCATGTGCAGCCTATGCCGCGCCCGCGTCGTGGTGCCATCTTCAGCAGGTCGGCACAGGCTATATCGGCCAGTCGCTGTCGGTCGATGTGCATAAAGTAGCCGCGCTTATCCAGCTTGAGCACCCAGCAGGGCTGCTGATAGCCACAACTGGCACGGCGTATGTGCATCTTCAGGCGCTCTATACCGTAATGCGTGCCTCGGCCTGGTATGCAGCTGTAGCAGTCCTCTATGAACAGGCGTTCGTACAACTGGTGGGTGTAGTTGTAATACAGGTGGTGAAGCACGCGATCAGGGAATTGCGCTGCAAAAACCTCACGCTTTTTTGGGCGCTCTACTATAAAACAGCTTGAGGGTTCTGGCTTATACCGTCGGGCCATCAAGTCGTCGGCCATCTTATTCAGATTCTCGTCAAGATTCTGCTCGTATTTTATTACATACGGCTTACTGGCCTTGTGGCGCTTGGCGCTCACAAAAGCAGCATGAAGGTCGAGCAACAAATCCTCGCGAGTTAAATGGTATGCCATATAGTCCTTTTTTGTTTTAAACAACTCTAATAACCTCTGAATTATAAATAACATCAATAAAAGCTGAACCGGGCGGACAGCGAAGCCGTTGAAGCGGTTGTTGTTGTTCTGCGGATTGACACCCCCCGAATTGAAGTTCAGATTGCGACCGTTCGTGGCGGAATTGAGCGACGACGACCAGTAGTTGCCGTTGGAGCCACGATTGTTCCACGACGTGCCATTACCGTTACCGGCGCACGGGAAGAACAAGAACACGCCCGGAGAAACATCTCGTTACCACCTTGCTAACGTAAGGCCAGAACAGGCACCACCTGCGGGTAGCGTGGCTGAGCCAGCCTATGTTTTTCTGGGGGATTTTTCGCCAGCCCTAACCAGAGGGCAGCGGACGGATAACCTATGTAATTATCTACTGTCAAAAATAAAATCAGATATGTAAAAGAGCGCCCGCCGAAGCGGAGGTTTGTTTTTATATTTTGTTAAAGCAGTCCTGCCACTTGCTGTTTCAGGCTACTTATAAATGCTATATTCTCTTCAGGAGTGCGGTCCTCAAGTGGGTAGGCTATCACCTCGCTCACTATCGAGAACAGTCCGCTACGGGCCAGTGCCGATTGCTGGCTTGGTCCGCTTTTTATGTCCCTTTTACTTTGGTTGTTGGTAGTAACCTCTGTAGGCAGAGCCAAACGCCATGTTTCGTAGTCGCCCTGAATTTTATCAGGCGTATCTTCGAGAGGAATCTGGGCGCCGTCGATAACTATCAGCAAATCGTCGTTATCAAGCACCTGCTTAGAAGCGTAGCTGGGTATGAACTTTGATAGCGACTCAAGCGGGAAACCAAGCTGCACAAAGTCGTAGCTCTTCTTGGCATAATGCTTTACCTGTAGTAGTTTAGAGTCGCCACGTTGCTTCTGAAACTCCTCGGTACACAGATAGTGCTTTATCAGGTAGGCACTTATCTCGTAAGCACGATAAAACTTTCCCTGCTTGTGCAGGATTACCTTTCGCCAGTCGTAATCGCCCTCGCGCTGCTGCTCAAAAGCTATTGCTTCTTTCTCCAGCATAATTTTATTTTTTTAATTAGTTAATAATCTTGTTAATTTTTAATTTCCATTTCCCTGCCCGTGCTGCGCCGCCCTTGGGGGCGGCTGTATGCAGCACGCGCATTGAAATGGGTTTTGTTGTTTGTTCGGTTTGACAGTAAATAATTACTGAACCGGGCGGACAGCGAAGCCGTTGAAGCGGTAGTCGTCGTCCTGCGGATATACACCCCCCGAATAGAAGC